TGAGCAACTAAAGCCGTTTGTCTCTAAGGTAGTTGAAACCCTACAAGCTAAAGTTCAACCGCATATTGATTAAACCTCACGGCCTCACCTCACAAGGGTGGGGCTTTTTGGGTGTCGGACATCGCCGGCGAACCAATAACATAAACGATACAACCAATAAACGATACTATGAAATACGAAGTTCAACACGCCATGCACTCAAATGGTCCCAAGTTCGCAACTATTAACGATGCACTCGCATATATCCGTCATTGCCTGAAAAATGGAAACACTCAAATGACTATCATCAAACTCTAAATACTAATATAAAAATACTATGAAAAATAACATTCAATATTGTATTGCACAAGCCGACCTTGCTCACGATCTTTACGGCAAAGCCAAGGGTGCTTACAAGTCCGTATGGATGGGAGCCGCTTCAGGAGGCTTTCAAACTAAAATAGCAGACGAGGCTTTGTTTGCTAAGTGCAAAGAGAAGGCAACGGCAATCCTTGCAGAGAAACCCTCAAACTAATAAACGATACTATGAAAATCAAAAAACCTAACAGGCTAGTCAAAACAGATAAGCAAGAAGAGAGTGCTTATATCGTAATCTGGAGTTTGATTGTTGGCGGCATACTGCTAGCGGTCACAATTATAGCAGAATATCTATAACCAGTTAGCTCGCACCTAGAAAGGTGCGGGCTTTTTTGGTAGACAAGGCTATGTTTTTCTGTAGCATTTAAACGAGACTGCCAGGCGATGCCGCCAAGCGATGCCGCGCAGCACAACAACTAACAGGGGGTGCAATGGTCTCGATCTAGCTTCGGTTAGAGACGGTGGTTCGACTCCACCCACCTCCACCATTTAATAACTAACCACAAATCAATATGTATTCAGAATCCGCACGATCCGCCCTAGCCTTCTGCCAGTCCATGACAGAGAAATATCACGAACTTCTAAAGACCGGCGATATAACCGATGCCGTGCAGCGTAGACCTAACAGGCAGAAAATTTGCGTAGATCCAGAGGCTGAAGCTAACTGGTTGACGCTTATCATCAAACGAATCGAGGAGGATAAGATGAGCTGGCCGCAAGCTGTTAAAGGAACGCCCTGGGAGGGTAGACCTGAAGCGATGCGTCACCTAGCAATCCGTCGCGGCGTTTACAGCACAAAAATGCTGCGAGCAAAGAAGGCTAAAGATATTCAAAGAATAAACGATGAAGCCAAAAGGGTAAACAAGTTAGCACGTAAAAATCGTCGTGATTTAAAAGACATTATAAAGGAAAGCACGATTAGTCTAAACCAATACTACGCGGCTAAAGGTAGGCTAAATCTACCTCATACAAGTGGGCGTATCAGATAACTAAATATCTTTGAACTTGAATCACTTACCAAACTTCTACTTGACATAAAAGCTAGGGTATTCTTATATAGAATTAGGTGTAAGTTATGTTAATCGTATGCTCCACCATGTTACTAGAATGATCCAGCCTGTTACTAGAATTTTACTGAACAGTTTTTAAGTGAAGCTGTGCCTACATAAAACAAACCAACTAAACATATGAAAATAAAAATACATACCTATCCAGATGGGCCAGCCATAGGCTTGCCTCATGATGAAATCGTATCAGCCATGGGACTCCGCGGCAGATTCTCTGATGCTCGCATCGGACAACTAGAAGCCGGGGATCAATATATCATGCCGATCCAGACTGAGTTAGAGCCTCGCAGCGACACGCAGCTACTTGCCCTGATGGCACAAAGACATCTACGAGCTTTGTATGTAGACAATCTAGTGGATCCAAAGAGTAAGACTATAATGATTGTGAACTCTGAGGGCGATCAAGAGCTATGCAAACTCGATTATGTCATGGCTGAATGCTCTGATCTCGATGCCCTACGTGACGCACTTAACTTCATCCTCGATCAAGAGGAAATATGAGTCACTTCTATAACTGCAAGAACCCATCTGAGCCTCAGTTCGAGGCTGAGGTGGGGACTCCTGCACAGGCTCGTAAAGCTGGTGCGGAGATTTATCCATCAGTCACGACCGTGCTGAGCATAGTCAAGGACTCATTCCTTGATGAAGTCTACAAGCCAAGGATGATGACGGACTTAGCCAGAGAGTATCCGAGCCTACCCTGGGCTAACCTTGCAGAGATGGTATACGGAACGAGACCGCACCCAAAGGATGGTGAGTTAATACCATCGCACGAGTTCGGAACATCGGTTCACGGAACTATAGAACGTATGATAAACCACTATGTCCTAGGCATCGACGAACACCCAGGCAAGTCCTGTTGGGATGCGTGGGCTTCGCCGTTTCTAGACTGGATTGCAGAGAACAATGTCCAAGCCTTGGGCTGTGAAAAAGTAGTCAGTCACGGGGGCATCAAGATCGCCGGCTCCGTGGACTTCGTGGGCATCAAGGACTCCAGAATCTTTCTCGCGGACTACAAGTGCAGAGTGAATACCAAGGGTAAGCCTAAACGATACCAGAAGGACTGCTGTCAGCTAGCCATTGAAGCTTATATGCTGATGCACCTGCAGAAATTACCTTACCTTCCCAAGATTAGATCCGTCATAGTGGACTGCGATACCGCAGAACATATGCACTACGAGTGGACGGACGAAGAGAGCCAGTGGGGTATCCGCGTAGCCAAAGCTGCGGCTAACCTTTACTGGATGCTACGAATGCAACCTGCAGTAAGACAATGACAACGAACAACGCACTACCAACCGAAGCTCAGGCTCGCAAGACTTACCCTATGTATTCGGGACTTATCAAATACTTTCCTCACGCGTTAGCCGCCGTGTCTCACTGTAGTTATCTAGGCAGTGAGCAGCATCACCCCGACAAGCCTCTTCATTGGGACATGGACAAGTCCGCCGATGAACTAGATGCACTTGTTCGACATATGGTTGAAGAAGATTGGGATAAGGTAGCATGGAGAGCCTTGGCTAATTTAGAACGAAAACTTACTAGCAAATGTTCATACTCAAATGGGACCACGAAATGATTGAGATTAACTTAACTGATGATGAAGTCATGATGTGCCAGCACGTAGGACACCTACGATCCGTGCTGTCCAGAGGCAACAAAGTCAAGGACATGAAGAAAGCAGACATGGCCGGTCTAGATATAGATGCTCAGGGCGTTACCGCTGAGTATGCTGTTGCAAAACATTTTAATACATTCTTTGACCTCGGCCTCAGCCCTCGCGCTGGGTCAGCCGATGGGGTAATGAACGGTTACTCCTACGATGTTAAAAGCACTCACCACCCTCTAGGAAAGCTACTGGCAACCCTCAAAGACAACCCCGATGTGGACATGTATATCATGTGCATCACGCCGGATCGTTGGACTGTAAAGATGGTTGGCTGGTGCTGGAAGAAAGAACTAATAAACAAGAAAAACATAAAGGATCTAGGTTACGGAAAGGGCTATGCACTTGAGCAGAGCCAACTCCGTCCCTTCAAAAAATAATATGAGTATGACACAAATAGAAAGTAACGTCGAACGAATACAGACTAGGATTGATATGATCCGACAGGAGTCACGGACTCTGTCCTTCAGAATTGAAAGGATGATGGAGCAACGTAAGAACCTAACGCAGGAGAAGAAAGCCCTGAAGGATTTACTCACGGAGCTAGATGTATCTTCCACAAAATAAACTCAAGGAGTGGAGGGTCAAGCACCAGCCCAGGACTTGCCCACTGATACTGCGAAAGACATCCGACTGGGTGGTAGATCACTGCCATCAGTCTGGCATGGTTCGCGGTGTTGTATCAAGGGTTGGCAATGCCTTGCTAGGTAAGATCGAGAACTTCGCTTATCGCAGATGCAAGGTTAGTCACGATCATTTACCCTCTGTGCTGCGAGGAATAGCGGACTACCTAGAGCAAGAGCAACTGGATGTATTGCACCCGGTAGGACTAACTCAGCTATGTAAAAAATTTAAGGGCTTGACATCCGAAAAACAGAAAGCCACTTTAGTTGATCTAGGGGCGAAACGAATACAACTCATGGAATGTTCTAACGCCTCGGAACGAACCAAACTATTCCGTGAACTAACTAAACATAAACATGGATAAATTAAATATTCATTCAAAACTCAAAGGGATTCAGTCATCCCTCAAAGCTCCGAAGGGGCAGACTAATAAGTTCGGCGGGTATGCTTACCGCTCCGCTGAAGATATACTAACAGCCGTCAAACCTCTGCTTGCTGAGTGGAATTGTACGCTTGTTATTACTGATGATGTAGTCGAAGTCGGTGGACGTATATACGTCAAGGCAATGGCTGTGCTAGCGTGTACCGAAGGCGGTGAATACACCATCCAAGCAAATGGATTCGCTAGAGAATCAGAGACTCGCAAGGGTATGGATGACTCACAAATTACTGGGTCAGCTAGTTCCTACGCTCGCAAGTATGCACTAAACGGACTCTTTGCTATCGACGATACAAAGGACGCTGATGCTACCAATGATCACGGCAAGAAGCCAACAACACAAACCAAGAAGATAAGCCAGCCAGCCAACGCTGACTCAGGCTTTGATTTCTAACCAATAATACAATGCCAAAATACAACAACGAAAATACTGGGGTTCTATTCCCAGAAAGTAACCGTGAGTCCGATTCATCGCCTCACGCAACAGGAACAATCGAAGTTACTGCGCCAGGTAAATACCGCGCAGCGGCTTGGAAAAACCAGAGCAAATCTGGTCCTGTTATGAACCTCCGTTTGACTCGTCTAGATGAGGACAAACAGCCAGAGCAATACCGTAGGGACGGCATACCCAATCAGCCTACAGCGGCTGCAATTGGGGACGATCCTTTCTAGGGATTACTTCATCATCAAGGGGGAGGGGGTCATGCCTCTCCCCTTTTTATTACTCCTTACTTGAATGAACCAACAAACTATTAGAAAGATTATTAATGTGGATACTACCAAAACAATTACACACCTCAGCTTATGCTCAGGATACGAAGGCATTGGGCTTGGACTCAGAAGAGTTCTGCCAAATCTGCGAGAGATCGCTTACGTGGAGAGGGAAGGATTCCCTGTCACGAACTTGGTTGCAAAGATGGAAGAGGGAAAGCTGGATGCAGCACCTGTCTTCACGGACGTTAAGACCTTCCCTTACAGAAAGTTTCGTGGACAAGTGGACATCCTCTCTGGAGGATTCCCGTGCCAACCCTTCAGTGCTGCTGGAAAGCGTCAAGCTACTGAAGACCCCAGACATCTCTTTCCCTACATCGCAGAGGGAATCAGAGAGTGCCAACCTAGAATTGTTTTCCTTGAAAACGTACAAGGCATCCTCTCCTGCAAAACAGCAGACGGAGAGCCAGTTCTCCAGTATGTCCTCAGAAAGTTGGAAGGACTGGGTTACAGAGCAACGGCGGGAATATTCTCAGCGGAAGAAGTCGGCGCACCTCATCAGAGAAAGCGAGTCTTCATACTTGGGATGGCCAACAGCAAGGACATCGGACGCAGAAGGCGGACGCATCGAAACGGAGATGACCAGCGAGGGCTTCAAGAGCAGGAGACACAGGAGCAACCAAACATTCGGAGCGAAACTGCGGGACGCAGTAGAGACTCACGAGGAGAGGAAGAACTGG